AATCATGCCGTCGAAGCAGTCGCCAGGCGGCAGGAACATGATCGTCATCAACTGGTTCAGTTGCCGATAGGTCGAGGTATCGGTCCGCCGCGTCGATTTGACGATGCTGTCTCGCGCCCCCAAGGCGACGACAAAATCCGCTCCTGTCTTGCCCGGATCGACGTTGAGCGCCGGGTCGTAGGCAATCTTGCCGGTCCCGCTCACCGGGGCTGTTCCGATGATGGTATCCCATCCCTGCGCAGACGTGGCATTGTCGGTCGCTCGGGGACGCCGCATCGCGCCGTGCTTGTCGGCGGTGGACGGGGTGCTGAAACTGGTGAGCCGGATTTCCCGGTCGGTGACGACAATCGGTCGGCCCGTCGCATCGTAGCCCAGAAGAACGGAGGGCGAGAAATTGGCGGTGATGCCACGATAGGTGAGCGAGGATACCAGCGTCGTGGTGAACGAGGCAGCCGCCGCGACCGTGACTTGGAACGCGCTCGATGCCACGCCGCCCGAGTTGGTATAGCTGACGGTGATCGTCACCCCGGCCAGCAGCGAGGTCGTCGGGATGGTGACAACGCCGCTGCCGTCGATCGACGCACCTCCGCCCGAGACCGACCATGTGCCGCCAGTCGCGCCGGTGAAGTCCGTCGCCGCGTTGACGGTCTGGTCGCCGGTGCCCTGCGTGTAGGATTGATCCGCCAGCGCGCCAGCCGCGACAGCCTTGGCATAGCTGATCGCCAGCCCGTTCGAGGTCGCATAGGTGGTGCCGTTGTCGTCTGTCGCGGCCACCCGCACGGTCACGGTGGTGCCGTCATCCGCCGCCTGCGCGACATAGGTCGCGCCCGTCGCCCCGCTGATCGCCACGCCGTCGCGCAGCCACTGGCGCGCATAGCTGACGGTTCCGGTGCCGGTCGCCGTGCCGGTGCTGCCGGATAGCGTCTGGCCCACGGTCGGGGTGCCGGTGAGGACAGGTTGGACCGTGAAAACGGGACCGGCGGGGGCGGCGGGGCTCCGGCCGAATCTGGCGCTGTGGAATCTCGTTGCCGAAAACCGGGGGGATGAGTCGAACCGCGCCATCAGGTCAGATCTCGATCGTCGCGCGACCGGCGCCGAATCCGTTCATCATCACCAGCCAGAGACGCTCTCCGATCGCAAGCGTCGGAGATGCCGAGTCAGACTCTCCGGGCGCAATCGGGTTGGCATAACTCGGGTCGATCGTTGGGATCGTGTCGCTGGTCGTGATTGTCCACCCGACGAACCTGCGGCTTTGGATGTTGGGGTTCGAGATCTTCACCGGCGTTTCTGCCGCAGCGGTGTAGCGTGCCGCTGCGGTCCAAGCGGTCGTGGGGTCGTAAGCGGTAGCGGCCATGTCAGTGTTCCTTTTTCGGCTGCGCGGCGCGGGTAGCGGATTCAGCTTCGGTCAGAATTGTGTCTATCGCGCCGATCCGGCCATTGGCGCAGTCCAGCGCCTCGACCTGATCGGTCAGGATCAGCGCCACATCGGCCAGCGTCTCGTAGGGCCGTTCCGGCGCGACACATGGCTGGCGAAGTTCGGCGGGCACGTCAGGGACTACCATGCGGGTTTGCACCACCGGGGCCGCGCAGGATGCGGTCCAGAGCAGCGCGAAGCAGAGGGGGAATGGGCGCATTGTCGTCACTCCTGATGATCCATTCGCGGATGGCGTCATATTCGGCGGCGGCTGCCCGCAGCCTCTCGGCCTCTGCGCGGGCCACCCGTGCCGCTTCCGCCTTCTGCGCGGCCGTCCGCTCTGCAATGGCGACTTCGGCCTGTAGCGCCGCTACCGAGGCGCTGAGGCGGGCGTTGTTGGCCCTCATGGAGGCGACATAGGCCAGCCCGGCGAGAAGGATCGCCATGACGGCGGCAAGGGCACCAAGCCGCCACATCAGGACAGCCCCCAGATCAGCAGGAGCGCCCCGATGCAGGCCACGACAATGACCATATCTTCGATCATCCGGGCACCACCTCGTCGGGGTGCGGGCAGGCGCAGCCCATGCTTGCGGGCGACCACGGCGTATCGGGCTTGCCCTGCCACCAGCGGAACCGCTCGGCCAGCCTGCGGTCGTAGCCGTGCTTCGCGTAGCCGGGGCCGTTGTAGCCTCTGGCGAAACCCGCCCAATCGTGGCGCCGCAACTCGTCGTCCAGACCCGCAGCCTCGATGAAACGCACCATCGCATCCATCTGCGCGGTTTCGCTGTCCTTGAACGCCTCGACCATCGCAGAGGCGTTCTGGTATCCAGCCAGTTCGGCGTTGAAGCCCATGATCTGCCCGAGACCCCAGGAGCAGGAGCGCAGCGCAGCGTTCTCCTCGATACCCATGGCCGCCTCAAGGCGTGGGTAGCTGTCCTTCGGATATGGCTTGGCGCCCCATGACGCATAGGCAAGTCCTGCACGGGCGGCGGCCTCGCGGGCCGCACCGGGGCCAAGCTGGCGCCAGAAGATATGTGGCTCGAACAGCATGGCGGGACGGCCGGCACCGTCGAACCCCGAGGACCGCGCCTCCACGTCCATCACCGCATGGATTTCATCCTCGCCGACGCCGATCCGGTGTCCGATGCGCGGAATGTCGATGTCTGCCAGCCGTTCGGCCTTGCCCTGGAAGTCCATCAGTTCAGGCTCCCCTTCTTTTCCGCCGGCAGGATCATCAGCGCCACCCCGGCGCCAATCACGCAGGTCTGGCTGGCGTCGGGCGCCGTGACGGTGACGGACCACGATCCGGCTTCGCTGCCGTAGACCTCCATCAGCGCGCCATCCGGCGTCAGCCCGGCCACCCGCGGCGTCTCGCCGTAGCGATCGACCAGCACGCGCTGGATCACATCGCGCGGCGCGCAGACGGGTGCGGCGACGACCGGGGCGGCGAGAAAGATCAGGGCGAGGGCGATCTTCACTTGTCGGTCTCCCTCGGTTGGTGCGGTGGATAGAACGGAGCGGTGAACCAGTTGTATCGGTTGCGAAAGCGAAGCGGGATAGAGTGGTGCAGGGCCGCAAGCGCCGCCACCGCTGCGGCCAGCGTCAGCAGGTTGAAGCCGGCGTTGATCGACTGGCTGAGAATGTCGGGGCGAAACGGCTTCATCAGCATCGCGCTACCCATCGCCGGGCGCAGCACGTCCCACCAGGCCATGCGCGTCACAGACAATGCCGACAGCAACACGATGGACAGACGCATGTAGGCAATATCGTCCCAGATCCGCCAGCGCAGATAGGGCACAAAACCCCGCGCCACCAACAACATCGTGACAGAGGCGAGGATTCCGGAAATTCCGCTCAGAAAGTTCACGTCTTGTCCTCATGCTTCGGCAGCGCCGCGGCGAACAGCCTGTTGATTTCCGCCTCTCTGGCGATCGAGGCTTCCAGCTTCAGCCTCAGCAACTCGGCCTTCCGCCGCGTCTCTTCCAGCTCGGATCTGCGGGCCATCTCCTTCTGTGGCGCCGCGCGCCATTGACGCAGGGCTTCAAGCACGGTTGCGGCCCTCCACGACGGCGATGGCCCGTTCCAGTGTCCGGGTGATTTCAAGCGTTCTTTGCGCCTCGGCCTTGCCGTCCTCGATCCGGGCATCCTGCACGACATTGCTCCGTGACCAGAGCGCGCTGACGGCATAGAGCAGAACCCCGATGATGAGGCCGGGGAGTCCGTATGCAGAAAGGAGGCTGGGTATGTCGATCGTCACCGAACGCTGCTTTCCTGAAGCGCGCGTCCTGCACGATACCTCCGGTAGAAATAGCACAGAGACGGGCGGCGGCAAAGCCCCCTGTTTCAGCCGCCGCTGATGCGTGGCGCCGCCTCCCGTCGCAGACGCTCGTTCAGTTTCGGGTTCAACCGGACTCCGCCTTCGGTCTGGTCGCTGTAGCGCAGCCGCGAACGCATCGACTGGCGGATCGTGTCGCCGGTGATCGGATAGTCCGGGTTCGCGCGGTTGAAGGCGTCGATCGACTCCAGAACGCTCGACGGTAGCCCCTTGCCCCTCTTGATCGCGGCCGCCGCATCATTGAGAACCCGCTTCCGTGCGCCCATGATTTCGCCTTCGCGGTTCCGCAGCCTGGTGTTCTCCTCGTATCGCTCCGATACCTTTGCAGGCGTGAAACCGATCGCCTGCTTGATCGCATCAGTTGCGGAGAGGTTGTCGATCAACGGGTCGCCGCGATAGGTGGTGACGCCTTCGCGGAGATAGCGATAGGTCTTCATCCAGTCCCGCGCCGCCTTCGGCATCATCGCCTCGATGCCGCGAGCGACCTCGCCGTCGCCAATCATGCTCATGCCGCGCCAGCCGTTCTCGAACATGCCGGGGACCGCCCCGACCATCTGTTGCAGCCAGTAATTGTAGGCATCATCGCCTTCGAGGTTTCGATCTGATGATCGGAACCAAAGCTCCGGCATCCCGATGCGGGCAGTAAGATCGACCCCGAGAACCTGGCCGGGGACGCCGTTCAGAATGAGCCCAGCCACATAAGGGCCGAAGAGATTGACCAGCGCCGTCTTGATTTCGTCCTCAAGATCATCGGCGGTTCCGGCGCCCGGCAGGAGGCTTAGCAACCCCATGATGATTGCATAGCCCCAGACGCCGCGGACTCCGGCATGGAGCATCAGCATCGCCGTGATCCCGATCAGTTGCCCACGCGCTTCGCGGCGAAGCTGCGGGGTTTCTCCGGCGAATGCCTGGTGCGTGTCGCGGAACAGGCGCCACAGCATGTTCAACTGGAAGTTCCGGAAGACCAGCAGAACCTTTGCGGTGTCGTTTTGCATCAGGCGGGGCCTGGACGAGTTCTGGTAGTCAAAATGCGTCTTCCACGTCACGTCGCCAGCCTTGTCGATCGCGGCCTCGCCGGTGAACCCGTTGTCCTTTGCCATCCGGTAGGCGGCAAGGAAGGTGATCTCTCGGTTCGCCCTTTCGGTGTGATGGAACATGAAGGAGATCCCGGCCATCGCCTTCTTGCGGACCCCGACCCACTGATGGGCCGCCCGGTCGCTCAGGATGCGGCGCAGCATCGTGGAGTCGGGCTCGATGCCGGTTTCGCCGACGCCGGCCAGATCGTGCGCCTGGCTCTTGTCGATCGTGCCGCGCCGATAGGCTTCGGCCAGCGCAGCGCGCTCGTCCTCGGTCAGGCGCGACGAGCGTTCTGCGTGCGCCTTCCCGCGACCGAAGTCGCCGGCGGCCCGCATCAGTTCCCGGCTGGCGCGGGCCACGCCGCCCTTCTCGAAAGCCGACGACAGGATCGGGATCCCGACCACTGTAGTCTGCGTCAGGTTCACCATCGCCGCGGCGGGCGTGAACCCGAGATAGTAGATGAAGGCGGCGGAGGTGAACATCTGCGCTGTCGCGCTTCCGGTCGGGTTCATCGTGAACGCCTTGCGGCGCTCCATTTCCGACACGACTAGCATCGTCCGGTTGGGGTCGTCGGATGCGGCCGCCTCGCGCTTCGCGTCCTCCACCGCCTTGTCGAGGTCCATGGTGTATTTCAGGCGCGCGAGCTGGTGCGCGCCGTGGAACATCTGGTAGCCGAAGGCGCGGAAGGCGTCATCCGAATAGCCTGGCGTCCCCTTCCGGTGGATGCGGCTCTTGCGCACCGACATATCGGGCAGGGTATCGAGCCAGCGTTGCCAGATCGCGTCCATGATCTCCGGATCGGCGACGGTATCTCCGATCATTTCCTCGACATCGGCCACGAAGTTCGGGTCCACATGCTTCCGGGCGGTGAAATCGTCGTCCATCGTTCCGATCTGGACGGTCTGCCCGCGGATCGCGCGCATCTCTGCCGCGAAAGCCTGCTGCTTGGCTTCGCTCTCGAACTTGGAGAAGGAGATCACCTTCCCCTCTTCATCGCGCACGGTCACGACGTATTTTCCGAAGCGCATCAGGGGGAAATACGGCTCCTCCACCTTGTTCGTCTCGAAGATGCTGCGCAGGGATGCGAGTCGCGCCGCCTTGGCGACGTGCTGGCGACGCAGGGCGCCGTCGCGTTTCTTCCGCGCCTCCTTCTCGGCCTCGGTCCGCTCTGCGCCTTGCAGGCCCTCGTCGCGGATGCGCCGCATCTCGTCGTCATAAGCCTCTCGCGCCCGGTCGCTGGCGATTTCCATGGCCTTGCGCACATTGTCGAGGATGGTGCGTTCGAAGTCGGCGCCCATCTTCTTGTGCATGTCGCGAACTTCGCCGAACAGGCGCTGGAAGTCCGGAGACAGATCCCGGAACCTCGCTTGAAGACGGTCGTATTTCGCCCGGCGCCTCGGTTCTGCCATGAGTCGCCCGCGCGCCGCCTCCGCCCGCTCGTCGTCGCCGTGCGCAAGGCGCTCATCACCGTCCCGGACCGCGGACTTGTAAGGCTTGGACGGGTCCAGCCCGGCGATCGTGGCATCGTGCATGAGATCCATCATCGCGCGGTTTCCCGCACCGTCGCGGGACAGGTGCCCGCGCCAATCGGTCGCCAGACGGTCGGACGCTTCATGCCACTCCTGCCGTGTCGCGTCCATTTCCTCCTTGATGCGCAGGAATGTCAGCGCGCTCGGCATCTTCCGCCCGAGTTCGGTGAACAGTGGCCGGCCCGGAACCAGCGCAAGCAGATTGAAGCGCCCGCGCCCGCCCATCGCATCGGTCAACAGGTTCGAGAGGAACTTGCGTTCCTTGCGGTCGAACGCGGTCTCGGTGGTGGCTTCCGGTTCGGCGGACATGTCCACCATCGCGGCTTCCGCCAGGCTGATGAACTGCCCGCTGGCGTCGCGCGGCATGGCTCTGGCGGCGATATCGCCGCGCTCGATGCCGCGAAAGATCGCGGCTGTCGAAGTGAAGCCCCTGCCGCGCAGCGCATTTGCCAGCGCCATGAAGAAGGACCGGATACGGCCAAGGGCGGTTGACGCCAGGCCCGGCGAGACTTCCCCTGTCGCCCATTTGCGGTAGAGTTCGGCAACCAGTTCTTCGGTGCGCCCGATCTCGGGCAGGTTCGGGTAGCGGGCGTCAACGTCCTTGACTGCCGCCTTGTCGGCCCGCGCCGAGCGCACCAGCGCCCGCCATTCTTCCCTGGTGAAGAGGCCGTAGTCCCGCCCCCAGAGCGCGGCGTCGCGCAGCGCATGGATGATCTCGTGGCGCAACGTCGGAATCGGCCCCGCAACCGCGTCGGCCCGGATCTGGATGCGACCAGCGCCGCGGCTGTAGAGTCCACTGGCGCCGGCCCGCTCCGTCCCGGCCGCGTCGATGATCGCCCTCACGACGTCGGTCCGCACCGTTCCGGCGAGTCCGATGCGGCGCATCAGGCTGTCCACCTCGGCCGCGATGGCGGCAATGTCGGCATCAGGAATTTCCTCTGCCCCGTTGCCGAAGGAAGATACCTCATCTATATTCAGTGAGGCGGCGCGCGCGTCATCCTGCCTCGCACCGGCTTCTGATACCGGAGGGCTGGCATGGAAGAAGCGGGCGCCGTCGCTGGTGTCCCTGGATAGATCGTAGTGGAACTTGCCGTTCGGGGCCTCACGGACGGTGATGATCACGTCCTTGATGACCCCGGCGAGTTCGACAGCCGCCGAGAACCGATGCCACCTTGTCGTTTGGCCGTCTGCGCCCCGGTCTATCTCGGTTCCGATCAGATGCCCGCCCCTCACGATCTCGGCGAGGGCAGGCACGATCCGATAGAGATACTCACCCTTTCGACCGCCGATTTTCTTCGCGCCTCGACGGGAGAAGCGGATATCCCAGCCGGTTTCGGCATTGACCACGGATTTCCCGATGAGGTTGTCCGTATACCAGCCTTCCGCGGCGCGGCCGAGTTCCCGAATATCCGCCACAATCCCAAGCTCATCACCCGTCAGGGATGTGACGGGTGGGGGCCTCGGTTCCGACATCTCCGCTTCATCCCGCTCGTCGCCGGTCCGGAGCTTCGATCCTTCCTCGATCTGCGGCGGCTCGAAGGGGCGTTCCTGATAGAGCGGAACCCCCGTCTCGCTTCGGGCGTCGAGATACGGAACGTCTCCCGCTTCCGTGCTGACGAACCACCCATCCTTGGTCCAGCGATGTCCGGTCACGGCGCGGGGTTTTTTGTCAACGTGGATCACGCTGTCGATCGGAGCGCCCTGTCGCAACCACGACGGCGGCGCAACGGGATTATCCTTGAGATCCTGAAGCAGGGCTTCAACCTGAACCTTCTTCTTTTTCAGGGCTTCGGCTTGCTGGAACGGAGCGGCGGCGGCTTTCTCGATGCGGTCTGCACTGGCGCGGTCCTCTGCCAGTTGGGTGCGGGCCCTCTCCAGCCGATCCGCGATCTTGCGGAGCACCGCCTCTGCGGATGCGACGCTCGGCGCCCCCATGGTGTCATAATCGCCAACGCCATCGTATTTGACGCGGAAATCGACCAGGACCTGACCGTCTCGCATCAGGTTCGATCTCTTGATCTGGATCTGGAAGCCCTGCACCGATGCCGGGATATCCCGCCACTCTGTCGAGAGGCTGTGCCCCCCGCGCGCCACGATCGGCTGGACAAGCGCATCCATGGCTTTTGCCGCATCGTCGCGACTGTCGAATGTCTTTCCGTCGATGGTCGCGGTAAAGCCCTTTTCGCGCGCCATCGCGACTTCTTCTGTCGCTCGCTCCAGGTCGGCGACACTATCCTCGGTTCGCGGGATGGAATCGCGCAACTTCTTGACCTTGCGCCTGGCATCGGCGACGCCATCGACGTGCAGCCGTTCGCGCCGTTGCAGGCGCTCGATGTCCTTTTCCAACTTCTTGACCTGAAAGATGCGCGGATCGCCGGCCGCCTCGGACAGCGTTGCGGCCAGATCGTCGGCGCCCATACTGGTGGCGTCATCAGTGGCGTCGCCCTCGATCACCCTCACGCCATCCTCGGCTTTCAGGAATGCCTTGATGAAGCGGTCCTTGATGGTGAGAACCTGCCAGCGGCGGCCGTCCAGCCCTTCCGTCAGATAGCGATACTCCAGAACCGTGTTCCACTCGTTGCCCTGACGCTGGCCGCGTCCGTTGCGCTGCTCCAGATCGCCAGGCATCCAGGGCGCGTCGAGGTGGTGCATGGCCCGCAGGTATTTCTGCATGTTCACGCCGACGCCAAGAGTGGAGGTCAGGCCGATCACGACGCGGGTTTGCAGGTTGTTCATCTGCTCGGAAATCTTGGCGCGCTGTTCCTTCGACACATCCTTGTTGACAATGGCGATCTCAGCCTCGGGGATCCCGGCCGCCACCAGTTTTGCCACGATATCCTTGGCAAGGTTGAACTTCTCGACCTTCTCGCGGCTGACGACTTCACCGTCTTTCTTCTTCACCCTCGTTACCGAGTCCGAATAGCCCTCGTCCATGAAGATGACCTGAGTGGTGTGCTTGTCCTCATTGTAGATCTGGGTGACGTTGCGCACCGCGCGGTTGGCCTTGCTGGTCGGCGAGTCCTCGGCGTCGATCTCGTGGAGTCGGATATCGAGCCCGGCCCTGGACGGCACGGCATCGAACACGATCGGGGCATCAGGCCCACCGCGGCGCATGACGTCAATCTTATCCCTGCCCGACAGGACGCGAAACTGCCTGGCGAAGCGAATGGATTGATCGAGGATGCGGCGCTGATCCGGCTCCATGTCGGCGATGTCGTGGATCACCTCCTTGTAGGGGCGGCCTTCGGGGTTCTCCTGGCGCCCGTTGCGCAATTCGTCCCGGTCAGCCTTGGTGAGGTCGCTGTCGAGAAGCGTCTTGCCGCTCGACGCGCGCCGTGGCTGCATTTCCGGCATGTCGTCGGCGAACACGATGTCCATGTATTGCCCGGCCATCCGGCGCAGTTCGGGCACGTTCACGAAGGACGAAAGACGCTCGACACTCTGGTAATCGCCGGCCGAGGTCAGCTCGATGTCGGGCACGGAGGCGGCGAAGGTGTTGAAGAACCCGTCCCAGGCCGAGATGTTGCTCTGCTCCATCACGTCTTCCATCACATAGCGCATCTGATGGTAGATTTCGGTCAGGGTGTTGGTGATCGGAGTGCCAGTGAAGACGTGGACGCCGCGTCCGTTGTTCTGGCCGCGGATATAATCCGACAGGAATTTCAACTGGATCGAGCGCGCCGACGTGGCCTTGTTCAAGCCCTTCACGGTCATCCGCGTGGCGATCGAGGGCTTCTTGAACTCGTGGCTCTCGTCCACGATCAGCATGTCGATGCCAAGATCCTCGAATGGCACGGCACCGTCTTTCGATGCGCGCAGCGCGGCCTTCTGGATCGAGGCGATGATGTTCTCGCGCGCCTTGACCAGTTGCTTTGCGGTCGGGGATCGAACCTTCTTCATGGCGTCCGGATCGTCCATGTCCTCAAGGGTGAGGTCGGCTCCATCCTCTGCGGCGGCGGCAAGAGCTTCGGCTTCCAGCGCCTCGATTTCCTTTGCGGCCAGAGCCTCGAGGGTTTTCTGGCTCAACGCCATCCGGTCCAGCAGCGAGTGCGGGATGATGACCGCATCCCAATCGTCGGTGGCGATGCGGCGCATCTCGGCCTCGATTTCGCCGGGGGCCAGGTTGTCGATGTAGAGGAACTTCCCACCCGGATAGGTCTCCTGCATTTCGTTGGCGACAGCCTTGGAGTTGGCGTTATGCGCCACGACCAGCGGCTTTCTGGCCTTCCCGTAGCGGCGGCTCTCGACGGCGATGCCGGCCATGGTGATGGTCTTGCCGGTGCCGACCTCATGGGCATAGATGCCACGCCCGTTGAGGATGCCGCGCCAGATCGCATTGGCCTGGTGCCGGCGCAGGTTGAACTCCTGATCGCCGCGTTGCAGGGCCATGCCCTGAAAATCGAGGAACGACCCGTCGAATTGCGGGGTGGCGATGGCGTTCATCTGCTCGTTATAGGCCAGTTCAAGGTCGTGGCGCCGCTCGGGATCGGACCAGACCCATTCGGAGAAGTCCTCGCGCAGCTTGGCCGCCTTGGCGTTGGCTTCCTCGCTCGCCTTCTCGTCCTTGTGTTCCCCTTCGTTGTCCCGGTATTTCACGATGATGGTCTGGTTGTTCATCGCGTGGCTGATGAAGCTGCCGATGCGGACATCTGAGTGACCGACCGAGGACGCTTCCGGCTTGTGGTTGAGCGACGGGTCGAGGCGCGGCCGCCATGCGCCCGCTGACCAGCGCACTTCGCTGTTCTGCCTCTGGATCGGCGACATTCCGAGTTTCTCGGTCAGGAAGTCCATATAGACCTGATCGGGGATCCACATCGCGCCAAGTTTGGCCTCGATGTCGTAATAGGGCCGGAACGGCGGCAGGACTTTTTCCAGCGCCGAGATCGAAGCCGCCATATCCTCACCAGCCTCGGCAGCGGCCTTTGCCTCCCGCAACTTCTGCCGAACGTTCCCCGACAGGTAGGCATCGGCGACCTCATAGGCGCCACCGGGAGTGCGATAAATTGCCCCGGATCCGGCCAGATCCGCGATCACCTCTTCGGGCTTCGCCTTGGCAAGCGCTGCGACCCGTTCGAGGTCGAAGGCCACGGACTCGTTGCGCGCAATCACGAAGGCGTCACGGATGCTGGGGTTTTCCAGCGTCGAGGGCGCCCGAATGGTGGGCCGGGACAGGATTGCCGCAGGCGTGCCGTCTTTGGCCTCCAGCGCCTGAACCATCGGGGCGCCGGGGTCTTTGGCCCGAAGCAGGAGCGACAGCGCCAGCGAGTCGGCGATATTCCCGTGCGCCTTGCGGAAGGCATCGAAGGCTTTGCGTAGCGCCTTGCGCTTGGTGTCGGCATCCTCGGTGCCGGCCCGGTCGGCGTCGATGACCGCGCCCAACTTCTCGCGCATGTCGATGAAGGCGATGATCTCGGCCTCGCGCGCTGCGGTCTTCTTGGCGTCCTTCACCTTGTATTTCGCCACGTCCTCGAACCGGACCAGCCGCTCGCCTTGGACCTGGTAGAGAACACCCTTGACCTCGGTCACGCTGTTTTGCTGCGCGGTCGTGTGGTTTGAGATGAACCGCGGCTCCTTGCCCCGCTGGGTGGCGGTGTAGACCCCTTCCGGCAGCGTCGCCGGCAGCGCCTCCAGCCGCTCCAGGAGATCGGCCGGTCGATCCACGATCATGCTCGGGGCGCCATAGGTCGATCCGGTGCCGAAATTGAGGGTGCCGAGAACCTTATCCGGGTTGTCGGCATAGGTCTGGTTGACCGTCACCGGCGTTCCTGCCGGGGTGTCCACCTCTGCTGTCCGAACCCACGTAACCCCGGAAATGTCGAGGATCGGCTCTTGCCGCTTTTGCAGGATGATGATGTCGGTGACGACGCTGGTTCCGGCATATTTCTCGAACGCACCGCTTGGCAGGCGGAAGGTGGCGACAAGATCCGCGCGGCGGGCGAGTGCCGCCCGGATATTGGTGGCCTTCTTGTCCATGGTGAAGGCGGAGGTGATGCCGACCACGAGGCCGCCGGGCCGCACCTGGTCGAGCGCCTTGAGGAAGAAGTAGTCGTGCAGGCTCGGCTTCAGCTTCATGTAGCGCCGATCCGGCACCTCGATATTGGCGAAGGGCCAGTTGCCGATCACGAGATCGTAGAAGTTGTCAGGCGTCCGGCTGTCCTGATAGCCCATCACGGACACGGCAGCGCGCGGATAGAGCAGTTTCGCCATGCCGCCGGTCAGCGAGTCCAGTTCGATTCCGGTGAGCTGCGAATTGGCGGCCAGTTGCGCGGGCATCATGCCGAAGAAGTTGCCGATTCCCATGGAGGGCTCCAGCACCCTGCCACCCTTGAAGCCGAGTCGCTCGACCATGCCCCACATTGCCCTGACCGTCGGCGGGTCGGTATAATGCGCATTGATGATGCTGCGCTGGGCGTCTTCCCACTCGTCCTTGCCCAAGTGCTGACGCAGCCATTCGTTCTCGGATTTCCAGCCGTCCACGAACCGCGGCCGGGTCCAGGTTCCCTGAAAGAGTTGCTGCCCGAACGATCCCCAGCCGATATAGGATGCCATGGCATCCAGTTCCTGCGGGGTAGGCTCGCGGGCTTCGTCCCTGATGCTCTGATAGGCTTCGATGGCTTCACGGTTGCGCGCGAAGCGGCGCTTCGGCGTTCCGCCGACCAGAGCCTCGGGATCATCAATGCGGTAGTTCGAGCGCGCCGGCGATGCCGGTTCGTCGGGCTTTTGCGCTTCTAGTCCAGCATCATCTGGTCGCGGTAGGCTTCCGTCCGGGCTTCCGACGGCGGCATCCCCGCTTTGGTCATCCGCTTGGCCTGCTCCAGTATCCGATGGACCACGACGTGTGCCGTCGCCTCCAGTGCGCCGCGTTCCTTCATCACCCGGTAGAGTGTCGGGTTGTTGTTCTTCCAGGTCTCGATCGCCTCGGTTTCCATCCGGCTCCCCGGTTCCGAGATTTCCTTGTCGATCAGCGCCTGACTCTCGGCCTTCATTTCCTCGGCCATCTCGACCAGTTCTTGTCTGCGGCTCATCGGGTTCACCCTCGGTGGCTGGTGCGTCAGATATAGGTGCGTCTACCGGCTTTTCCAAACCTTCTTTCGCGGCTTTCCTGATGTCGCGGACATGCGCCAGCACGGCCTTGCTGTCGTCCATGTCGGAGACATCTTCATCCGCCAGTTCGAGGCCGTCGCGGGCCTCGTTGTAGCCGGCGCGCACCCACGGCTCGGCATCGACCTCGGTCAGGCCCATGTCGGCGGCGACGGCTTTCAGCACGTCGCGGAATTTGCGGAAGCCGGATTCGATGTAGATGCCGGCCAGTTCGATCGCATCGACCAGCAGCGCCGGGTCAACGCCGGTGTTCAACTGGTTCTTGAGCCGGTCGGCGATCCTGGCGCGCAGCAGAGCGGCCCGGTCCTGCTTGGCCTGCGACAGGTTGGACAGGGCGCCGCTCTTCTTCGGCGGCTCCGTGATCGGGATAATCGCCGGATTATCGGCATTTGTTGGGGGAGATGTTTGCGAAGAAGTGGGGACAGTGCCCGGATCTGTCTCCGCCTGTTCGGCCTCAACATCTGACGGCTTTTTGGTCGCGTCGGGCTCCGGCTTGGCCCCCATCGGGGTCATTCCGGCCATCGGCGGCACCTGGGGCGTCGGGCGGGTCGCGGGCTTCATTGCCAGTCTCAGAGCGCCTGCGATGGCATCCGCACGGGTCTTTCCAACAAAATCGTAGACGCCGTAGGGCTGGTCGCGCCTGATGACCGCCTTGTGCGGCTCTCCCGGAGTGAAGCCGTTGGCTCGGGCCTCTGGTCCGGTCGCGCGCTTGATATAGGTCAACTCGTATCCGCGAGGGATCTTCGGGTCTTCGGTCATGGGCTGCGGAGTCGGCTCTGGCTTTGCCGCCTCGGGCTGTGCCGCCCGGCGCTCGATCGCTTTCAGGATCATGTCAGTGATGTCGCCAGCGGCAATCTGCTTGTCCTGAACCCACTGGTTCATTTCGCCGCCGTAGGGCGAGTCGGTGTTCTTCCGAACACGCCAGTAGATGCGGACCGGGCTTTCCCCGCCCATGGACCGACCATCGGCATCCATGTGGATATAGACGCCGAACCCATCCGGGCCGTCGAGCGAAACGCTGACCTCACCAGACCCGGCGATGCCGCTGGCATTCCACGATACCGGGTTGATCGGCTTCGGTGTCTTGCCCCTTTGCGCCCGGCCGCCCGGAAGCGGCGCGGTGAACCCGGCATCTTTCAGGATCGCCGCAATGGCCCGGCCAAATCGGGTGGCGTCGCTCTTCCACTCGTTCTTGACCTTGGAATTTCGGCCATCATCCGAAGTCTCGTCGTCGTAGGCGTTGACCTCCAGCCCGGTCCAGTTTTTCAACTGGACGGCAGCCGAACCGGCCTTGGCCGGCTTTACCGCGGCGGGGGTCGGAACCCGCCCTTGAGCGTCGCCGCGCCCAGCATCTTCTCGGTCTGCCGTATCCGCCTCTTCACCACGCCGTCCGGTGCCGGTATCGCTTTCAGCCGGTTCAGCAGCGCCTTGATCTCCGACTTTGGCGACAGGCTGTCCGGTCCGTCGAAGCCATGGGGCAAGTATTTCTGCGACTCGCTCATTGATCTCTCCCTGATTGATGCCGGCGGCGTCGATTTCGGCCGCCATGTCATTGCCGGTGATCTCCAGCGCCCCGGCCTCGGCCATCGCCCTGGCAACAGCATGGCTGTGCAGGACGTTGGCGTCATCTATCTTGACGGCGCCATTGGTGATCTGGGCCTGAATGATGCCGACGACGGCGCCGTCGATCGTGTCAATAATTTCCCGAATGGCATCATAGGCGAAGATGCTCTTGGGCGCTCCCTCCATGAAGGTCGGGGTCGGGCTGTAGCCGCGCAGCGCCTTGTCCGCACCGATGATATGGACCGGTCGGAAACCGGAGGCCGCCGCCGCCAGGTCGCCCGGGCTCGGGCCCCTGTTGGAGGGGTGGTTGTGGATATTGTAGGAGATCATCTTGGTCTTGGCGTAATTGCTCAGCCAGTTCGGGAACCCGACATGGTTGACCGATCCCTCGGCCGCCACCAACAGTTTGCCCTCCCTGTCGAGAACGACCAGATGCTCCATGCCGGTGCGCTTGAATTGCCCATGCACCCACTCATTCGCCGTCCGCTGCCGGGTTGCGGCGTCATCCCCGGCGAGGCGCAGGGCGCGGATCAGCGCCAGGCCCTCGACCCCTTGGGTCATGTCGCGGAAGTCGATGACCGGCTTGGGATCCGGGTTGGCCTTCTCTTCCTTCTCGATGCGGGCGCGAATCGCGGCCTGTTCGGCGGTGTCGGGATCGGCTGCTGGCTTGTCATCGGAAATGATCGGCGTCGATTGAGTCCGATCCGTATCGGCGGCCTTCTTCTTGAACGGGAAGTCCAGATTCTGCGTCGCGGCCTTGTGCGGCCCCGCTGCCAGCCATGCCTTGAACCCGGCGATGTTGGTCGCGGTGAAAGAGCCGATCCGGTCATTGGCGCGGCCATCCGAGAACCCGCCGCGGTAGATGTCCAGCGCCGCATTGCGGCCCATCGCCCCGAGGATGACCTTGTGTTCATCGAAGGCGCCGGTGTCGGCATCGACCTGATTGACGATCAGCACGAAATCACTGTCGGCCATGTCGCCGAGATAGGCGTCGACGTGATCGCCGTCGGCCCCCTCGGTGCGCTTGATGTAGCCATAATCGGCCGGCATCGTGACCGACCATTCCTCGCCGTCCTTGTCCTTGCCGCGCCGCTCCTGGCCTTTCTCGGTCTCGATGGTGATGTCGAGGCCCTGAAAGCTGACGTGCTTCATGCGGTAGTTGCCGGCCTCGGCCTGCGCCGGGGTCGGCACAGCGGGAGACGCGGCGGTTTGCGTCGGTTCGCTCTGGTCGGTCGTTGCGGGATTTTCCTGAGATGCCGATTCGGTGTCCGCGTTGGTCCCGGAAATCGTGTCTTCGAGAGCCGAACGCATCCCGAGCCTGTTCATCGCCGCGCTCAGCACCGATGCGATGTTCTCCGGGTGCTCCTTCCATGTTCGCTGCGCGATCTTGCGGCCCACCGGGCTGGCATGGCCCTTGTTCACGCCGGAGCTCACCACCCATCCGGCTTCGACAACGATGGCTTCGCGTCGCGCTGGCGGGGTGGCGTTCCAGATCCGCGCGGCGTCCTTGTCCGGCAAGGCCGGGCTGCCGTCAGGCTTCGCGCCCGCCAGCGCGTAGCGTGGCGCCTCGATGGTGCCGACATTGGTGATCTCGCCCGCGCGATAGAGGCGGCCGTGCGCGTCAAGGAGCGCCCTGCGGGTGGCATCGCTCAGGTTTTCCCATCCGTGGGTCTGGCGCGCGTCTCTGGTGGCCTGCGGGCCTGCCGCGTCGAGGATCGCCGCCCGAACCTCGGGGCTGGCGTCGGTCCACCACGGCGCGCGCACCGGCAACGGCGCATCGGTCAGCTCGATGCCGACCGAAGTGGCCGCCTTGCGCCGCGCTTCCGCGTCATCTTCCGGGGTGATGATCTCGCCCGTCAGGGGTTCGCCTGCCGCGGGCTTCGCACCCACCTTGAGCGCCGCCCCGACCTTCTCCTTGTGCTTGCGGGAGAAGGTATACCCGCCCGCCTTCACATCGTGGGAAAACAGCACGCCGTCGACCACGGGCGGCTTGTCGCCGGTCCAGCCGCGCAGGATCGCCGCCTTGGTGCGGATATCCTCGATCGAAAGGGCATCCGGGGTCTCTGGCGCCGTCTCCGCGTCCGGTTTTGCCTTCTTGCGCACCGCGACAAAGCCGCCATTGACCGGCTTGATTTTGAAATCCGCCAAATCCTGATTGACGTGTCGCACAGCGGCCTTCGCCGCCGCCTCGGTCGCGAACGGCCGGTCATTTTCCTTGGCGATGTAAGGCGCGGATGCGTAGGTGGCGCGCACCCCGGACCCGTCCGGGTCGATGTTGTCGCGGTGCAGCAGCGTGCCATTCGTCCTTTCGCCATTGGCGTTGAACGTGGGCAGCATGGCCCGGTCGCCGTCCAGATCCGGCTTTCTCACGCGGTGTCTCTTGCCGTAGACATCCCGAACCGTCACCAGATCGGGCGTGACCGTCTTCTTCTCCGCAGTCTCCTGAGTCAGTGCGCGCGGTCCGGGGTCCATTGATGGAGGCGGATCCGGTTCAGGATCTCTGACAGCGGGCATTCCTTCGGCAGGACTTCCGGCGTCGGGGAGTCGAGCCACTGGCGCAGCGCGGTCGCTTCCCACGCCGTGATCACCCTGTCCCTCTGAAGCTCGTCCAGGTTCAACCACATCGCCTGTATCCTCCGTCTCTGGGTTCGGTGGCCTGGGTTCCGGACCCACGCCCATGGACGCGCCAATTCTGGCGACTGCCTCACGGGCTGCGTCTCGCTGGGCGATCAGATCGGCGGTCCATCCGTCGCGTTTGGCGATATCCTCGATCATGCGCAAGCGGCGGCGCACCACATCCTCGGGGACGTCCGGAGCGGGAGACACATCTACGGCCGGCGGAATTTCTTGCGGCGGCGGCACCTCTGCGGCCGGCGCGGGCGGCTGAAGGTCAGGCTGGGGCGCTTGAGCCATATCTGGCTGCGGCGGAGCCTCCGGATCGGCCGGCGCGTCTGTTTCCGGCAGCATCGGATCTAGCGCAAGTGCCTGCATCGACACTGCTCCCAGATCGAAAGCGTTGCGCGGAATCTCGACAACCTCTCCGTCCTCGTCGGCAATCAGGACCATGCGGCCCTTTTCGCCGACAAAGGTTCCGGTCATGTCGGGGACACGCTCGCCGGGAGGCGCGCTGTCGGAGGATTTCAGGATGACGCGCGACCCCGGCGCGATATCTCCGGCGGCCGGCGGCGGTGCGGCGCGGGCGGCATCCCGGAGCGGCGACGGCTCGGGCGCGAGGTCGGGCGCCGCTGGAACGGGTTGTTGACCGCCTGCCGCGGGAATGCCCCCATCCGGCTCCGGCTCCGGTGGTTCCTGGGGGGGTGCCGCGACAGGCGGCCGCCTGGACGGATCACCGGCATGACCCCGCCCAAGCGCCCCACCGACCGCGCCCGGACCGGCGCCGCCGATGGCGCCCAAGACGAAATCGCCGAACGTGCCGTCGGCGATGTTGATTTTCAGGCCAGTCGTGGCCTTGATGCCAAGGTTTGCGGAGACGGTTTCCGCCGCCTCCTGCAAGCCCTCCTCGGCGGCCGAGGCCACGCCGGAGGCAATGGCGCGGCGCATGATCCCACCGCCGACGGCCTTTCCGACCGTTCCCTTGACGATCGAGGCGGTGGCGTATCCGCCGAAGGCGCTCACCGGGGCCTGGAACAGCGTCCCGGCCTTGGCTGCCTCGCGGCGCACTCGGTCATAGGCATCGTCCGGGCTGGCGCCTTCCGCGACCAGACGCCTGAACATCGGCGATTGGTCGAGGGTGCCGTTCTTGTAAGCCTCATCGACCACTTGCCGCGCGGTCTGCGAGCCCTCGCCGCCGCCCATGGCGGCGCCGACTGCCGCCGCTCCGATACCGCCCGTGGCGATCCCGGCGAGAATGACGGGGATCAGGGATCCCAGCACATCGACGGCGTGATAGGTGTAGCCCTCCAACGATGCGTTCTCGCCGAGACTCCATGTCCGCGGGTCGTAGATCACCCCGTCAGGGGTGCTGCCCGCCATTGCCTGCCTGGCGCGGTCGGACAGACCTTCCCGGATGCTGTCCGATTTGTCTGCGGCGGCGTCGCCGACGAAGCGTCCGGCATCCTGCGCCCGATCAGCGGCCTCTCTGGCGCCCCGGTCTGCCCATTCCGCGGCTGTGGTGACGCCGAGTTCGTCGGCAACGTAGCCGCCGAAGTCCTTGACCCCGAGGGCATCGGCGGCCTTGCGGGCGGCATCGCCGATCCCACCGAGGATGGCGCGCTGGCTGTCCATGGCGGAGGCCGCCGCATTGGCAACACCTTCGGCGGCCATTCCGCCGCCGCGCACCAGAGAGGCGCCGAGAACCCGCCCGACATTGCCGACGAAACCCGGCTCCTTCGGCGCCAGATCGGGGTAATACTCCCGGCCGAGAGCGCGGGCGCGGTCCAGAAACTGTGCCGTCGCCGCCTCGTCGCCACCAAGGGTCGCGCCGACGACGCGCTCGATCGGTTCCCCGGCCCTGATCCTGCCGCCCCACTCTCCGGACACAGCCTCTACGACGCGGATGGCATCCTCTCCCGTCTTCGCCCCCGAGGCTTCCGCTGCCGCCAGCAGAATGTTGATCGGCACTCCGCTGGAGCGCGACGCGGCCTCGAACGCCGCGCGCGGGCTTTGCGGCGGCGTTTTCAGGGCGGTCATGCCCTCCAGGGTGGCATCCAGAGGGTTCTTGGCGAAGATGTTGTCGGCCACAGGGTCACTCTTTCGTCTGAGAGGGCAACGGGTCGGATCAGTTGTAGAAGGGCAGGCTGCCGCCCTGCGGGTTGGCGCCGACGCCGGATGCGGTGGCGGAAGGTGGTGTCGGCGTGGCGCCGCCACTATCAAGGAAGGCGATGGCCTGCGACACCTGTTCCTCCACTGGCAGTTGCGAGAAGTTGAGGTTCGACTTCGAGAGTTTTTCCATTGTGTCGAGGACCGCCTTCGCTCGTGTGGCGGGGAGACCCGCCTCCGCCAGTTTCTTGGTCACTTCAGCCCGCGCGGCCCTGCCCGCTTGGACATCGTTCCACCCTGTCTCGAATATCTTCTCCGGTGACAGCATCCAGAGTCCCTGCTCGTAGAGGTTATCGAGAGAATCGACCTTCTCCACGAATATTTCGCCGGTGCCGTCCTTCTTGTAGGTGATCTGGGCGCCGGTTACGCTGCCGCTCTTGTCGCGGATCAGGCCGGAGTCCTCTGCCACGACGGAGAACCCGTCATCGAAATAGCCGCGCCTGTTGTAGGCTTCGGCCAGATACTTGACGAACCCTTCGTCATCTCCGATCGCTGCGGCGTGAGCTGCCATCGACCAGCTCTTCATCCCCGCCTTCACCTGCTCGTCCTGGATGAAATCCCGGAACGCGACAGCCTTCTCGACCTGCCCGGTCTTCAGGTAGTGTTCGATGATCCTGGGCGCGCCCTTCTCGGCGTAGTAGGTCAGGAAGTCCTTGCCCGCCTTTTCGCGTTGCTTCTGCGTGGCCTTGACCGGCATCCCCTCTCCGATCACGCCCTTCTTCGCGGGGTGATCGCGCTTCGGCGCGGTCGCCTGCGCCGCATCGACCGATGTTGCCGGTGTTCCCTGCTCCGTCAACGGAACGCCGTCAGGCGCTGCCTGCGGCGGCGGCGGGGTCTGCGCGATGGGTTGCGGTGCAGCCGGATCGGACGGGGGCTGGGCGGCGGCCGGCGGCGCGCTGCTCACGGGGCCCGCAGGCGGCCCATCCACCACCGGCGGCGCGTCCACCGCGCCTTTCTCTCCAAACGGAACCCGGACGCCGCCCACGGTCGCTGGACGGGGACGCGGGATCGGCAGGTCGGGCCTGGTGATCCGCGCCTCCCGGCTTACCTTCTCCTCCGGAGCGGGACGCACAAACCCGGCATCCATCGCGGTATCTGGCGGCGGAGACGGCATCCCGGCAGGCACCACGGCCATTTGCGGCGGCGGGGCGCGCTGGTCGAGAACGGCGGCATCCGTGGCGCGCGGATCGCGCGGCGGGGCAATTCCGGCGGCGAGCGCGGCTCCGTTGAGTCGCTCTTCATGTGCGGCGAGGCGTGCCTCGACAGTCTTGCGCATGTTGGGTTCCATCGCGGAATCCTGCAACATGGCCTCCATCCTGTCGGCTTCCTGCGCCATCAGGACCGTCTGCGCGTCGAGTCCGTTGCCCTCGGCGAAGGCGGCACGGGGGCCAAGCCCGTCCGATGGTATGGGTCGCGGCGGTTGTGGCGCGGCGGGAGCCGCGTCCGGCGCATAGGTGGAAGGCCGGTCGCCGATGCGCTGCGGTCTGTGGGCCATCTCCTGCGACGGGGCAACGCTCTTTCTGCCTCCAGTTGCCTCTGCCACCTGGTCGGCGGCGCCGCGCAGCGTCCGGTCGAACTCGGCCAGCCGTGCAATCGCGCTGGCGCGCTCGGTCTCGCTGAGCGGCTGCCCGGTATCGGTGCTGACTCCGCGCTCAAGCCACGCCTGCAAGGCGTCAAATTCGCGGGCTTTGGCGATATAGGGCTGCGGAAGACCACTCGACTCCGCGAAGACCACACGCCCGGTCTTTCCGTCCGGCGGCGGCACGTTGGGCGCCGGATCGAGATAGGGCGGGTGCAGCGCCTTCCCTCCCTGTCGCGGGATCGGCATATCGGGCATGGCCGGCATTTGCGGCGCGTCCGGCCCGGACGCGAGAGAGGCGCCGATCGACGGGGCATCGCTGACAATGGCCGGCGGCTTCTGCGGCCTCGGAGGGGCAACGTCGCCATAAGCAGGCGCAGACCGCCCTGCGGTGATCTCGCGCACCGATTGCGGGCTCGTGCTCTCGCCGGCAGGCGTGTCCGGCGCGACATTGGGGTCAGGGGCGCCGGGCCCGGCCTCTGTGCCCGCATCGCCCTCGGATGCCGCCTTGGCGTCCCCGTAGGCTTCGGCAAACGCCTTTCGCTCTTCCTCGGCGTCTTTCTCGGCCTGTTCGCGGGCGCGTTTCTGGGCGGAGAGGGTATCGACGCGGAATTTCTGCTCATCCCGGCGCCACCCGAACTCTTCGGCGCGTCGGTTTTCCTCGATCTCCGCAAGTTCACGCTGACGCTTGCGGGCATCTCTGCCTTCGCGCCAATCCCGCCCGGCGAAGAACCCGGACACCGCTCCATCGAAGAAACTCACGGCTGCTGGCCTCCGCTGTAATTCTGGAACCACGGCCATTTCTCGGTTGGCTGCGGCTTGTAGTAGGTGTTGTAGACCTTTTCGGCATAGGCCGCCCGGCGATCGTTGTGCGGCAGACCGGGGCGCCAGAAATTGTCCGAGGCATAGACGGCGGCCTCGCGCGGGGTGCGCGCATCCAGGATACCACCCCATGCGCCCTTCTCAGAGGTTCGTCCTTCATGCAGAAGAAAATCGAGTTGCGTGTCGTAATCGGTCGGGCTGGTGCCGCGCGCTGCGGCAAAGCCGAGATAGGCCCTCTTTCTGGGGCCGTTCCACTGCGCGGCGCCGAAGGCATTGCCGCTGTCACCGACTGCGGCCGGATTGATGTCCGTTCCGCTCTCCTGCATCATATTGCCCACCAGACCGGCAGCGGCAGCCGGGGGGACACCATTCTTGACGAAGTAGTTGTAGGCATACCCGGCGCGGTCGCCGATCTTTCCGTCATAGGTGTAGGACGTGGCGCTGGAATGAGCGCCGCCGCCACCGGATCCGGCGTTCATCGCGACAGCCTGATCGGCACCGCCCCAGACCGGCCGATTGGCCATCTGCTCCGCGATGTCGAGTTGCCGCTTGCGCTCAGCTTCCGAGGTCTTCTTTTCCTTGGCGTCGGCGACACCGCCGATCATGCCTTCGAGAAAACTCGCGGCCATCACGCAGACCTCCGCTTGAGCGCCGACACCTCGTCGGCGAGTTCCTTCACTCCAGCCATCGTGATGCCGATGGAGTCGATCAAGTCGATGGTCTTGCCATCGCCCCGCCCGGTCGCTTTCTGGAAGTCCTCGGCATAGGGGCCGATATGGCGCTTGCCGTCTCCGGCACCCGGCTTGTAGGTCCACGCCTCGACAGGCATATCCTTGAGCGCCTTGAGCGCCCCCCTGACTTTCGTCTTGTCCGTCTTCGCCTCTTTCGAGGACAGGATGAAGGCGCCGCCAAGTTGCCCGAGGGCACTTCCGATGCCGCCCAGCATCGCGTTGCGCTGCTGCCAGCTTTCCAACTGCTGCTGGTATTGAGTGTTGAGCAGATTGCCCATCTGCTGCTGGCCGCCAATGGCGCCATTGAACCCGGCCGATGTGGCGCCGTTGGAAATCTGCATCGAGGTCGCAGGGTTGACGGCCAGTCCGTTGCCCATGTTGATCGCGGCGGCCTGCTTGGCATCCCCTATCGCCTCGACCTGGCGGCGGGCGCTGTTCGCCGCACCCGCCGCGCCAAGCGTCTCTGCGGTGGCGCTGCGGCGGGCTTCGGCGGCATAGGCTCCGGACCTCGGATCAACCCCCATCGAGGCAAGGTTGCGCGCGGACGACTGTCGGGCAATCTCGGCCTGCTGCCGCACGTCCCCGACGGCGGCAGACGCCGCCGCGGACTGCCGCTCCGGCGTGTTGTAGGACGCCGCGTCGGCGATGAACTGGTCTTGCAGCGGCTGGAAAACCGTCTGGAACCGGCTGCGGTCTTCCTCCGCCCACCGGTTCGTGACATCGGCCTGCCCGCGCATGAAATCGAGATATTCGGTCCCGAGCCGCGCGGACTCCAGGGCGGCCTCACCGATCCTCGGGTCAGCGGGCGGCGGGGATTTCTTGCCCATGTGGAGTAACCTCGTGTTCGATCCACGGGCACTCCTGCGCCAACATCCGCATCAGTATACCATCGCTGCCGTCATTTGCACCAGACTTGAGTGTCCCCTCCATGCGGAACCCCAGCTTGAGGGCCATGATCGTTGTCTTGATGTCGCGCTCGGCGATGACGGCGTTGATCCGGCCCGCCTGGAGCGTGTCGAAGGCATAGGTGAAGATGGACCTCAGAACGGCCTCCGTCGCCCATGCGCGGCTGCCGTCGCTGGCGATGTGCATGGCGAGGGTGTGCCCGTAGCGGGCATTGATGACGACGACCGCGCGGATGCGGCCGCCTGTCGGGTCGATCACGCCCAAGGCCACGCTCTCTTTCGGCCACTCATGGGTATCGCACCGGGGCGCCGCCCATGCGAGAAGTCTCTCCTGCAACTTGAAGGTGACGATCATGTGACGGCCTCCGTCAGCGGGTATGGTGGATGTTGCTGGCGACGACCGCAGCATAGAGCGCCGCGACACCGCAAGTCATCCAGAAAGTGACGGGGTTGGTTTGGTCGCGCAGCAGCCAGATCGCACCGGTGCTGACCGCCAGTTTCAGGGCAATCCAGACCCGGCCGTGCCGCATCGCCCATGCGAGGATCGGGTTGGCCTCCCGCAGGCTCGGGCTGCGCAGGGCGCGGATCGTGGTGATCGTGTCGAGGATCACCAGGACGACGAGGACGAGCAGGGGCAGATGATCGAAAGTCATGCGGTTCTCCTACGGCCAGTGGCTGTCATCTGTGAAGTCTTCGGGGATCGGATTGGCGTCCTTGAGCGCCCAGGAAGCGGCGTAGATCGCAGTCACGACCATCTTGCCCTTGCGCACCAGTTCCGCAATCTGTGCGGGAGTGAGCTGGTGCATGACGTTCAGCGCGTCGCGGAAGGGAATGACGGCTCCGGTGATCCCGGCCGCGATCAGCTCCATCGCCGTGGCACCCAGGGCCAAAAGGTTGATCTGGTCCGTTGGACCGCCTTGCACCGGGATCGAGCCATAACCGGACACGTCGATGTCGGCGCCCATGAGAACGCGCCGATCGCGCTCGGCGTTGATCTCGCGCTTCAGTTCGTTCGCCAGATTCGCAGCGGCCTGCTCCGGCGTCGGCGGTGGCGCAGGCGTCATCTGATCCGGAGACGCAGCCACCAGCGCCACGGCGTCATCCCAGCCCGGAGACCCCGCCCAGACCGTCGAGACGGTCATCGCACCGCCCGTATCGTTCACGATGCTGATGCCATCTCCGTTCAGAATGTAGGACGCGCGCTGTGCCATCAGGTGATCTCGTAGATTTTCCAGGTGATTTCGCAGCCCGTGACGTTGCTCACGAGATGACTGTAGAAGTCGATCCGCAGTCTGAGCGTCTGCGGCACGTTCCAGCGGGTCAGCGGCAGAACCGTGGCGACCCAGCCCCAGTAGATATCTTCCGTTCCGCCAACTCTGAAAACAGTCCCGGCCGTCATTGCGACGTTGCAGACATAGGTCTTGTTGGTCCCAGCCCATGCAGAGATCGGGACGGACGTTGTATCGACCCAGATGCTTTTGCCGATCGTGCCCCATCCATCACTGGTGGGAAGGCCGGACCCGGAGGAGGTTGGTGTAAAGTCGCCGACCGTGATCGTGCCGCTGTCGAGAACAAGAGGTCGGATGATGGTCGGATTTCGGATGATCGCCGTGTTGAACTCGGCATCGCCGGCGGATTTGATCTGCCATCCCGTCGATCCGGGCGTAAACGGCGACGATTGCAGCGTTCCGCCGAACGCCGCCATTCCCTGCACCGACAGGGCGCCGGTTGCCATCTGCGCGGCATCCACGGTGCCGGTCTTGATGATCGATCCGTCGATGACCGTGCGGCCGTAATTCGTGATCAGATCGACGCCGCCGCGATAGGTCGCCAGCACGATGCGCGTGTCCAGCATCGCGCTGGCAAGCGTCGTGGTGCTGCCGATGGTCGTGGTGCCCTTCTCCCAGTAGAGATAGAGCGTGCCACTGGTCCAGGTCGCGTTCGAGGCGGTGATCGTCGCGGTCGTCGCGGTGCCGGCGTCGTTGATGTATTGGATGGTGCCGCCGGTCCAGGATACCTTGTTGGCAGTCGGGCTGTTGTGCTCGAACTGGACGCCCGAGATCGAGATGCCCCGCATGCCGATCACGGCGGAATTGGCGGCGATGGTGTTGGCCGAGATGTTGCCGCCGTCGATCTTCGTCAGATCCCCGCCCTTGCGCCAGTCGGCAAGAGTGGTGCCGCCGGAAATGACGATCTTGCCGGGGTCGATCTGTGTCGAAGCGGCGTTGATCCGCGCCGCGGGATCGGCCGCCCGGCCCTGGATGGTCGAGAGCGCATCGCCATTCACCGTGAGCGAGCTGGTCAGCGCCGTTCCCGCGACCAGCTTGGCCGCCGACAGGTTGGCGATCTTGGCGTCGGTGATGATCGCGTTCTTGATCTGCGCGGTCAGGGTGAGAAGCTCACCCGTCGTCAGATGATTGGCTTGAATCTCGCCATCCACGAGCAGTTGTCCGAGGCCGGCCCGGCGAATCCGAACGTAGTCGATCTGCACATCGACAGGAGAGGTCGTATCGAATGTGGGCAGTGACCATGACGCGAAGCAGGCGCCGGCGGGCGGCGTGACCTGGCCGGCATAGGGGGTGAAACTGGTAGGAAGGGAGGCGATGACGTCAATCACAACCGACGACAGAACCGCGCCCGCGGAGTCGTGGAAGATGATGCGCGGCTGAAGGTTCGGCCCGGTCCCCGAACTGCTGGCCCGCATGCGGATTTCAAGCGCGAGCTTCTGCGTATCGCTCACCGGAGTCTTGTAAAGAGAATGTTGCCGAACGTCGGCGGCTATTCCGGCCCCAGCTCGCTGCCATCTCAGCACGGTGCCGGAACTGGCCGTCGTCACCGCAAGGAACGACGCCGAAGTGCCACCTCCGGCAGCAATCAGGCTGCTGTCCTGCTGCGAGAACGTTCCGTCCGGCACCAGGTTTTCCGGATCGGTGACGGCGATCAGCGACGAGACGATCGCCCGTGGTGCGATCGCGGCACTCGGGACAATACCGACCGCTGCGGAAAGAGCGTCCGCCAGCGCGACAGGATCGACACCAGCACTTGTCGCCGTCGTGCCTTGCACGCGCGTAGACCAAGCCGATTTGTTTCCGGATGTATCGACGGCTCGGATCCAGTAATGCCGGGTCGCGCTGTCGGGCAGGCCGCTGCGCGCCATCTGGTCGGCTGTCGCCGAGAAGGTCGCGACGGTTCCCGTCGTCGGGGCCGGTGTCGAGGTCGCCGCCTCGTAGATTTCGTAGTGATGCAGATCCGGCTCGGCGTTGCGGTTCCATTTCAGCCAGAGAAGCTGAAATCCGCTCGTGATCGCGAGTCCGGTCGGAACGGCCGGCGGCTCATCGTCGGCGACCACCGTTCCCGTGGCGGCTGTTGTGGGTCCGGACACGTTTCCGGCCACATCGACAGCAAAGACGCGGATGGAATAGGTCTGGCCGGGCTGGCAGTTGATGCCGAATTGGGGACCGGCGACAACCCAAGGAATCATGTTCCCGCCGTCGAACCCGATCTCCGCGACATAGTAGCCGATATCCGGTTCTGGCGCGGCATCCCATGATGCCTCCAGCCGCGCGACGCCATCGGTCAGGATGAAGGTATTGACCAGGAGATTGGTCGGGGTGGCCGGCGGGTCGGTATTGATCCCCGGTATGTCGCCGATGATCCCTCCGATATCCGGAGAGGGGGCCCGAGGGTTCTCGATGATGCCGCGCCCCGCGAGCCGGTCGATCGCCGCGATGGTATTGGTGACGCGATCCAGAAGGAGATTGAACTCGCGGAGACGGACAGCCCTGTCGCCTTCGGCGCCGCGCGACCCGGCGAGGATTTCGACAGTCTCGCGGATCCGCCTGGCGTCGATATCGGTCCCGTCCGATGTGGCTCCCGGCGCTGAAAAGACGCTCCGCTGTCGCATCAGCCCGTCCCCAGCCCCTCGATCGTTCCGGCCATGGCGAACCCGACGACAGGGGTGTTGGTGATGATCTCCACGATCCAGCGTTCAGCGAGGTTCTGACCCGGCATCCGCACCGGCCGGTTGGCCTCCGTGATGGTCGCGACGAGGGTTTCATTGGCGAACACGCGACAGGCCAGCGACAGAACCGGCGCAGCGTCGGCCGCCGGAACGCCGATCGCAGCGGCCCCGAGGGGCGGGTCAATGTCGATCTGCGCTGCGCCGAAACTCTCCGGAGAGACAAGGTTGAAGACCTTCGATCGCCATGTCGCGGTGCGGACGGCGGCAGCGACATCGTTCCATCGGTTGACCACGCGAAGGCCGGTCAGGATGTAGACTTCGGCGTCCGTCTGGTCGTAGATCATCTGCCCGGCCACATCCGACGTGCGGGTGAAGAATGGCGCCTCCATCGTCAGGTCGATGATGCCCATGGCGCGGCTGGCGCCGACCTGGTGTGAGAACACGTATCGGCCTTCTGATTGCGCGGCGGCGAAGCTGGAGGGGTTCATCGACCGCCATTGCTTGCGGGTGAACAATCCCGCGGTCGCGATCTGCGCGCCTTGCGGAGAAATCGTCACCAGACCGTCATTCGAGGGATAGGCGGCGGCATAGCCCAGATCCACGACACCTCGGGCCGAGACGCAAGGGAGCCCGGACTCCATCTTCTCGATGACGAAATCTGCCGGGCTGCGGCCCTGCCCCATGTAAGGGGTGCCCTTGGTCAGGATCGCCACGCTGGAGCCGAACGCCACCAGTGCCACGATCTCGTAATCGACGGTGCGGCGATACTTCGTCGGCCAGGCATGGGGCCGGTAGGGCTCGGCGAACATCAGTTCCTTGCCGCGAAACCCGGCCATTCCGCCGTTGGGGAGCGCGATGATCCCGGTCAGCCCGTTGGCTGGCTCGTCGTATTCGGCCGTCGGAAGAACATTCTGGATCGGAGCGAGGTCGAGGTCGTGATCATAGGTCAGGGTCGCGGCCGGGAGTTCGGCCACGAAATAGAAGTCCGTCACGCCACTGGCGCTGGTCTGCGAGCGATAGATGCGGCGGAGCGTGATGTTGCGTCCGGCAGGGGCCGCATCCATCGCGGTCAGGCGAACGGTCAGTCCGGGGGACCAGTCGATGAGGTAGGAGGTCGGGGACGGCGCCGATTCCTCGGCAAATCCCGTGACCCATGTGTAGACGTAGGTGACGGACTCGATCAGGTCGGGGTTCAGCGTCCCGAGGGTTTCGGTCGTGGCCGGGTTGAGCGGCGGCGGCAGCGCAAGGTCGTAGGTGGTGGCCCCGACCTTCATCTTGGGCTTCACGCCGTCGGCGATGTAGAGCCGATCCGCGGCGACCGGGCCGGGCACGGCATAGGTGTCGGCCGCAAAGCCGATCCATGACCCACCGAACTGGACGAATGAGGCCATGTCCGACCCGAAGGTATGGACGGCGGTTGTCCCCCGGATCGGCTTGATGGTTCCGTCTTCCAGGATCGCGTCGATGCACTCGATCGCGGCGGACGGGTCGAGCAATCTCGGGGTGATGTGCGGGAACTGGCCCTTGAAGCCGGAGAGGCGGATTGCCATGGGTCGCTCTCCCTCAATAGGTTTGCAGCTTCACCCTGGGCCGGGCGCGATGCTGGCCGCGCAGGCTGACGCTGAAATGGGTCGTGGCGGAGTCGTGGAACCGGGCCGCATGAACGGCGGCAAGTTGCGGGTTGGTCCAGTCCTTTCCCGGCATGGACATCAGCCGGGCGATGGCGCCGGCGGCGATAGCCTCCGCGTGTTGCAGGTAGAGGAAATCCGGAACCACGTCGTAGAGATCGACCATGTTGCCGTCGGCATCCGCGGCGAAGGATGATCCGTTCACCGGCATCAGGAACAGGGTGAGAGCGAGCGTCCCGTCGGCGGCGGGTATGACGCGGACGGTGTTGGACTCGGCCTGCGTGACATATTGCGGCACCGATCCGGCGGCAGCGGTTGCCGACGGCTCATCCACGTCGGAGAACTGGATCGGGCGAAGATAAGTTTCGTTGTTCCAGAGCGCGGTCTCGAACTCGTGGATCGCGGCATAGGCGGGGGCGACAACCGCTTCGGTGGCCGCATCAAACAGCACCGAGACGACGTGGCGCCAGCAGCGGGTGCGCTTGCAGAACTCGATGGCCGAGAGTCTCAGGTTGAACGTCGCCATGAACTGCGGGACGCCGGGGACGTGCGGCAGCACCAGCGGAAGGAACTTCGACAGGGCGACGGTCGCGGCCATGGATCAGCCTCCTGAACGCTTTGTGGCGTTGACGTTGGCCTGCGCCTCGATCTGCTGCTTCAGACCGAGGGCAGATGCGAACAACTGGTAGTGGGCCTGCGCCTTCTGTCCGGCGCCCGCCAGGGTGGTTTCCTTCGACAGCGCACGGAACATCACATAATCGGCCAGCGGCCCTTCGTAGATGTCGGAGAGCGGCAGGACGGCGGTATAGGATGCCAGCACTGTCGGGCTGGCCGGAACGGGAATCGCGGCGGGGATTTCAGCGGCCACGGCCTCGATCAGCCCGGTCCCGTCGTTGGGTGGAAAGGTGTAGAAGACCAGCGGGTCGGCCTCGTCCGCGATGATGTGCATGACGCTCTTTGCCATCGGCACCTCTCCGACATCGTGCCAGTCGAGGAATTGCGCGTCGAGGTCGGCGCGGCGGGCGGGCTGGATGGCGCGACCGGCGATGCGAGGCGTGACGCCGACGCCAGACGTGATGTTGCGGATTCCGCGGATGACGGCCGAATAGCCCGTCGGCACCACCTGGTAGGTTCCGGCGGCAAGCGGGATCAGAACGGTTTTCGAGAAGGATGTCGGCTTCTGAAGCGCGATCTCCTGAATGCCTGAGTTGAGATAGCCGAGAAGTTCGGTCAGCGGCCAGCGCGTTCCCGCCTGGTCTTGCAGAGCGGTCTGGGCGCGACCGAGGATCAGGCCAGCGGTCAGCGCCATGTCGTTCAGTCCTCCTTGGTCAGATGGCCGATGATGGTTTCGCGCTTCATGCGGTTGTGCGGCGGCTTGTCGAACCGCGCCTCATATGCCTCGGCGAGTTCCTCGTCGGTCAGCGCGGCATAGTCCGGTGCCGCGCTGACCTCCTCGCCCTGGCTTGCATCGGATTGCTCATCGGCGGCAGGGTCGTCCGACGCTGGCGGGTCATCTTCCGCGCCGGACTTCGCTTCTCCCTGCACGGGTGCAATATCGGGGCTGTCGGCCGCATGGCCCTCGATCGTGGGCTGGCTCTGCTGTTCAGCATTGGCGGCCCCGACGATTCCAGTCTTGATCGACGGCGCAGATGCCACTCCGCCCGGCTGCAGCCCGAGGAACAGCGCCGGGTCGATGGTCAGGTCGCGCGGCGGCTGGACATTGGCCGGAGGCGGCGCCTCCTCGACCGGGGCGCCGGTGGCGGCCGGACCATAGGGAACGTATGCTTCGACCATCAGAAGCCGCTTGATGTGGTCCGGGTGCGTCACGTCGCAGACATGGGCGCCGTCAGGAAGGGGGATGAAGGTGTAAACCGCGTCCCCGATCGAAACGACGGTGCCCTTGGTGCGGCGGCGGAGACATTCGATCAACATGGGTGGGTGTTCTCTGTTCTGGTGGGGTCAGTCCAGCCCGGCATCTGGATGGGGGAGGACATCCGCCGGGCTGGTCCCCCGCTCACCCGTTGGAAGACGGGCGGGCGGGGCGTCGCCGTCCGCTGACAATGGATCAGACGGCGACGTATTCCATCGCGGCGGAGATCCCGAGAACCCCGGCCGAAACGTTGGCGGAGAGCGTGATGCCGACGCCGCGATGCTTGGTCTGGTCTGCCGCAATCAGGTCCAGCAGCGGTTTCGTCGCCTCGACCACCGCGCTGGAGCCGATGGCGGTGGCGGTGAGGATTTCCGCGCCGACGGTGCGGGCGTTGTCATCACTTCCGAAATCGCCCGTAACCAGGCCGGCCACCACGTTGAGGGTGCCGAGCGAACCGCCGGTGCCCCAGATGGTGAACCGGATGGGGACGCACCCGGCGGGGAGGCAGAACATCTCCAGCTTGTCGGACGCGGCGGTGAATGTCTCGGTGAAGGCGAAACGTGCCCTCTGGACCATGACAAGTCCCGACGCATACGACGTCAGGACGGGGGCGGTGCCTTTGGCGATCGTGGTGCGCTTCAGGGCCATGCTTGTGTCTCCTTGGGTTCGGGCGGTGCTGGCCCTGTCGTTGTCAGGAAGGGCGCCCCGAAGGGCGCCCCGATCTCGTCAGCCCAGACGCGGGTTCTTGGCGTAGGTGTCGATGGCGATGACGCCGAAGTCCTTGCCGTTGAAGCGGGTCTTCTTGAAGCCCCAGATGGCGCCACCGGCGATCGTCGGCTCGTTGCCGAAGTCCTCCAGTTCTTCCTGCCACATGTAGCGCATCCCCTTCGGCGTGCCGTAGGCGATGACGCCAGCCTGGCGCCCCATGAAGAGGGCGCGGGAGGCGGGAAGGTTGACACCGACGCCATAGTCCGAGAACCGGATCACGTTGCCATGGCTGTGCAGGACCGTGTTGTCGATCATGCCCAGGCCGCCCTTGAAGATCGGCGAGTTGCGGCCCTCGGCGCCGGCAGCGGCTTTGGCGATGTCTGCCCAGCCGACGACCCCGGTTTCCTGCCGCAGGTCATAAGCCTGGAACTCGGACATGACGATGACGAAGTGCGCGCCGCCGTCGATGTCCACCGGGGCCATTTCCTGCGCGTCGGGGTCGTATTCCCTGATCATTTTCGCGTGGGTGTTGGCGCGCTCGACCAGTTGCTTGGTCATCGTGTCGGCCGCGACGATCTCGCTTTTCTGCGTGGCGTCCCCGCCGAACAGGATATGCGCGGCATCGGGCGCTTGCAGCGGGTTGCCCGCGCGTCCGGTCCAGGCGGTCGTGACGATGAATTCGGCATTCACGCCGCGGGCGCCGGAGAGGTAAGCGAACATCACCTCGTCCTCGAACGCGGCCCAATACTCCTGGAGCTTCGACTTGCCGATCTTGCGCATGTCGTGGACGGTGCGCTTGCGGCTCATCCGGCCGCCTGCCGAAACCGAATGGCGGGACTGGTCGATGATGACCTCATCGTAATAGAACCGCAGTTGCTCCTCCTTGCCCTTGAGGCGGGCATCGCCTTCGGTCGGTTCCTGCCTGATCTTGACCGACAGGTCGAACGACACGCGGTCGCCCGCGTCCTCCTTGATCTCGGTCTTTTCCTCGATGATGTTGTTCTCGCCCTTGCCCATGAAGCGGCGCTTGAAATAGCCGCGACGGCGAATGTCGTTGGAGAGAACTGCGGACCACTTCTTCTGCGCAGAAGGGTGTCCCCAGGGGATCAGAGTGCCGGCCATGCGTGCCTCCAGTTGAGAGAGGGCGCGTCCTGCACCAGACAGATTGGGGTAGTCTTAGCACATCTTGTGGTGCCTGAAAACAGAATCCGCAAGATGTGTCCTTTATGCGTCATCTCGTCGTGTCGCCGGTGTCGCGAGCGTGGCCTTTTCCGCAGCAGATCGGATTCGGACGGCGGCGGGCGCATCGAATTTCAGATGCACCCGGCCACCGCCCGCGCGGATCACGGACATCAGCACGTCGTCACCGATCTGTATGGTTTCGCCGTCCTTGATGACCTTGAAGAACACGAGGCGACTCCTGTCAGATGTCGAGCGAGGCGAACTCTTCCTGCTGATCGGGGGTGAGCTTCGCGAGAGCCGCTTCCAGCGCCTCGGGATCGTCCCCCTCTGCCAGAAGGGCGAGTTGCCCGTAGCGTCCATCCACGACAAGGCTGTCCTCGGCGGCCGGGATACGCGCGATGGTGGTCGGCGGCGGCGGCCGTGGAGTCGTCGCCTTCTTCGGCATGGCGTCAGCGGCGGGCTTTGCCGCTTCAGGCTTCGGCTGTTCGGCCTTCACCGGGGCCGACGGCTTTGGCGCGACGGGCTTGGCGCCCGCCTTCGGAACGGGGGTCAGCCCCGCGACGGCGGCGGCGCCGATATAGAGGTCGTGCGCCTTCTCCAGAACCTGCCGATAGCTGAGCTTGTCGCTCGCCTCGTCGTTGCCGACGCGCTTCACCGCTTCGCTGAACGTGTAGGCGTGGCCTTCTTCCGCCAGCCCCTTGTTCTCGGCGATATAGGTCCACACCTCGCGGTCCCATTTCGCCTGATCGTCCACGGCATCCAGCGCGGCCTGGAAATCCTCGGAGGTCGTCTGCCCTTCCTCGAACGCCTCGATGGCCGCCTTCTTGGCGGCGCTGGCACGCTGGGCGACCGCTTTCTCGATACGATCCTGCGTGGCGAGCCGTTCGGCCTCGGCGGCGGCTTCGGCGGCGGCGATGGCTTCATCATCCGGTTCGGGATCGACCTCAAGCGCGGGATCTGTATCGGCTTTCACCTCGGGGGAGTCGGCGGGAGTCTTCTCCGGCTCGGGCGCCTCATCGGCGTCCTCTTCGTCGGCTTCATCGCCTCTGGCTTTCGCCGCGGCGCGTTCTGCCTCTTCCTTCGCGAGAATTTCGGCCTCTGCGGCATCCTCCTTGTCGAGGTCGCGCTCCGGTTCTTCCTCTGCCGCGACGAGATTGCCGTCGGCATCGAGATTGTCGCCGAGTTGCAGGGCTTCGAGTTCCTGCGGGGTGAGGAAATCATCGTCCTCAAGTGGGGTGCTTTTAGGATCGGCCATGGTGGGTCTCCTTTCAGGCGGGGATCATGTCCGGCGTGGGCGCCGGTTGGGGTTGCTGCTGCTGCGGCATCGCTGGCGCTGCGGCGGCCAGGTCGGGCGGCGGTTGCGGCATATCGCCTCCGCCCGACACGGCGTTGGCATAGAGGCGGTCAGCCACATCGACGGATGCGACCTGACCCAGCATGGCGATAGCAAGTTCGAGCGCGTTGCGCTGCTGTTCGATCGTGGTGCCAGCCATGGAGTGCAGCACCTTCGCTGCATCGGCCTTGGCCTTCGCAGCCTGTGCCTGCTTCTGCGCTGCCTCACCCTCCAGCTTTGCCAGACTGGCCATGGCGCCGCGCATCTGCATCTCCTGTTGCGCGCTCTGCGCCGCCTTGCGGGCATCGCGATCCGGGTCCGGCTGATCCGGATCCGCGTCCGGGTCTTCCATGCCCGTCACCTGACGGATGCGGTTGACGATCTCGTCTCGGGCCGGAATGTCCATCGTCTCGACCAGCAGATCCAGCATGACCATGACGATCTGCGGCGCCGTCGGGGCGAGTTGCGACATCAGCGCCATGAGTTCGGCAACCTGACTTTCGCGGATCGTCGCGTTGAAGTCGGATTCCGAGATGATGTAGCTGGCCTTGGTGCGCGTGATGTCGTTTTCCGGTGCACCGTCATTGATGGTCACATAGTCGGGCGACCCGCGCTTGTTGGTGATGCGGAACTGCTTGCCCTCATCCATGTATTGCTCCACCAGGCTCAGCATCTTCTCGCCATGCACCTGGCGCGCATAGCGCAGGTTGTCGAAAATCGTGGCGGTGGTCAGTGCGCCCTGCTCTTGTCGGCGCTGGATGGCGATGCCGGACTTGGCGTTGGTCGATCGGCCCATGTTCTCGTCGGTGACGCCGCTCAGCGACTGGATCATCCGCATCGACATTTCCATCAGCGCCAGATGCGAGGCCGCGAGGTCGCGGTCGGCGTTGATCGTCAAATTTGTGCCGGGATTCTTGACAATGATCGAGTTCGGCCGCGCGATCTCCTCCTCGAAATCGTCAAGGTCATCGACGGCACCCTTGTCCATGATGACCTTGTTCGAGGACAGGATGGCCGTCGCTTTGGAATGCCGTTTGTTGATGTCGCGCTGGGCGTCGCGCATCCCGCGGATGATGCCGTAGAACGCGCCGTCGCGGCTGCGGCGGTAGCAGACGACGGGAGTGAACGGGAATCGGTTGTGCCGATAGGGCGATTCCTCCAGCGTCAGGAGCCCGGCGGTGGTCATGACCGCGACATAGACACGATGGGTCAGGCTCTTGCGGACACGGGCGCGACCGGCGCTGACCTCGCCGATATGCCCGTCCGACCAAGGGTCGAACAGTTCGCCATGGAAATCGCCGCCAACCAGGCGCTCTGCCTGGACCGGGATGCGGAACCACGCCTCGATGATCCGCAGGCGCTGACGGTTGCCGTCGCCATAGTCTTCGTCTCGCATGGATCCGCCGAGGATCAGATCGTCCTCGCCCGAATCCATCGCGTCATCGCCCATCGAGTCGATGCCGCCCACCATGTCAAGGCCGCGAACGGTGGCCGCCAGCACGGTGCCGGCGCGATCCGGAAACGTCGCCATCACAGTGTCGAGGTCGGCCCATTTGTGGCGAAAGATGTAGCGGGCATCCCCGAGATCCTTCTCGCGCGCCTTGCTGTCGTAGATGACGTTGCGCCACGACTCGTAGCGGTCATAGATCGGTTCGTCGCCGTCATCGCCCACGACGCCGCTTTCCAGCCACGACAGGCCGGCCCTGACCGTCTCGGTGAAGGCGTCACTGATCGAGAACTCGGTTCGGTTCACGTCTCCGAGGTATTTGAGGAGCTGCGATTTCTTTTCGGCGCCCTGCGTGCCTTCCTTGCGTCGCGCCAGCACCTTGAAATCCGTGCGGCTCCGCTTCTCGGTGCCGATGATCCAGTTGCAGGAGGTCGAGATGACATCGAACACCAGTGGATCCTGCCCGCGCTCGGCCAGGACCTGCTTTTCCTCTTCGGTCCATTGCTCGTGGTCGCCGAAATCTTCGTCGGTCGCCATCTGAGCCCGGTTCGCGGCCTGGATGTCCAGTTCCCGCAGATAGTGCCCCATGATCCTGTTGAAGATCTTCCGGGCATGGGCGCCGTCGAGACGGGTGCGGCCTGACCCGGCGGCCTTTGCGACGCGATCGACGGTCCATGAGTCGAGGATCGAGGTCGTTTCATCGAATGCGGGGCGGTGCGCTTCGGCACCATAGGTCTGGTTGGCAAACTGCTCGTCGTCGTCACGCATAGTCCGAAACCTCCCTGTGCGTGACCGTCTCGGTCTCGTTGTTTGTGATCAGCATTTCGGCGGCCTTGCTGCGGTCCTCCGCCGGTATCGGCGGGCACATCACCAGATCCTCCAGATGACCGCGGATGGTGCTGAGGACGCCATAGACGTGGCGCGGCGAATTCGGGTTCAGCCCGAGGTTGGAGACGAAGATCGGGGCGACAGTGGCACAGTGTCTCGCATCGCCCACCTCTTCGGTCCACATCCACGAGGTCGAGAGCGGGACGACGCAAGGAATGACGCGCTCGTGCCCCGGACGATCCGTGTTCGGCGTCAGGACCATCACCGGCTCACCCGTGGCGCGGTCCCATGTGATCCAGACCACGATCGCGGAATGATCGTAGCGGCGGTGGTAGATGTTCAGATCGAACGCCGGCCGGAAGTTCACGCTGTCCGGCAGAATCAAGTCGCTCATACCACCATTCCTCCAAGGGCGCGGCGGCTGCGGCGCGCGGTTGCGGCCGTGCGGCCGACAAGTTCAGGCCGGAATCCCTGCGCGTGCTGGCGCAGACTGTCGGCGGCTTCGCGGTGCGGGCTGTCCGGCGGCGGTGTGTCCTTCCAGACCCCTAACTGGCTATTCCATGCCTTGCGATACTCGGCGAGGTGGATCAGCCCCTCCTTGCATCCCTCGGCGTCGAAGAGATAGGTCGGGAACGTCTGCCGCAGCATGGTCATCCCGGCCTCGAAGGTCTGGACCCGTGGCACGACGTAGAAATTCCAGGATGGCGCCAAGGTTCGCAGCATCGACAGCGGCGACGCGGTTCCATTCACGCCCTGGCGCTCGTGAATGACATCGTGAGGCATGAAATGGGTGCCCCAGACATAGCCGGTGGCATTCAGGACGCTTACATACTCGTCGTAGCCCGAGTCCCAGCCCTCGATGTAGCGCAGGAAGCGGTTCTCGGCCGCGACGTGCTGGTGCAGCCAGATTCCGGTGCCGTCCGATGCGCCGATGTCCCAGAAGGTGTTGACGGGGACGCCAGGAAGATGCGGAACCCGGCCGATCCGGCCCTCGACGCGGGCGCGGGCGAGCTGCGGCGCAAGGAACGCGCCCTCGGTGGATCGCTGCCAGCACTCCGCCGAGGTGGAAGGATACTCTGTCCACATCTTCTCGGCATCGCCGCCGAATGTCTGCTCGCGCTGAAGGATATACCAAGCGCGCTTGCGGGGGCTGAGCGGCCGCCCGATCTTGCTCTCGACATCGGCGAAATAGGCATGGTCGGCGGGACTGATCTCGACGCCTTCGGGGTCGGCCTCGTATTCGTCCGAGAACCACCAGGCGTAGAAGTGGAAGGCGTATTCGGCGGCTGCGAGAGGAAGGCCGCGCTGCGCCAGCGCCTCGGCCCGGCTCGCCATGGTGTAGAACTCCCCGCTCTGGCCTTCCGCAGTCGATTCCACGATGGCGATGCCGGATGACGGGACGGTCGGGATCGAGCCTGCGACCACTTCGCGGGCCTTGGCCGGGCTGGTGGCGGCGATCTTGCCCATTTCCGAGACGTGCAGGCGATGGAATGTGCCCGACCGGAACGAGGTGCCGACGGCGATGCTGGAGCCGTTGTGGCCGAAAGTGATCTCTTCCTCGTTGGTCGGCGGGATCGTCGGCATCCGGGCGCGCAAGCCCTCGGGGAGGTGATCGTAGGCGAATTTCACCTTGTCGCGCAGGATCGCTGATGCCAGAGGCAGGGTCTGGGCGATGATGCCGCACCGCTGGTTGGCATTGAAAAGCGCGTGGTCGAGCCAGAGGATCGCGACCAGAGTGGTGCAGCCGAGCTGCCGGGCCTTCAGGACCACGTTGCGGTGGTGCAACTTCATCAGAAGGTCGCGCTGCATCGCGTTCGGGATGAATGCCTTCACGACGCCCGGATCGTCGGGATCGTCGTCGTCCTTGACGATGATCTTGTATATCTGGCCCGAGAATATCCGCCACTCCCAGGACGCCAGGCAGGCCACCAGCTCTTCCGGCGTGGTCGGAACCATCTCGGGGAGGGTGGCGGTGGCGGTGGTCACTGAGAGACCTCCGCAGGTCCAGTGACATCGCCCCGCTGGGTGGCGGTGAAGTGATCGCGCATCTCGCGCGCCATCCAATCGACGGCCAAGTTGATTATCCCCGACGCATCCCGCTGCGTTGCGGACTCTCCGAAGAGGTGCTTCCGCACCACGCTGCCGTTCTGCTGCCACTCGAACGGCACAGTGAAGGCGATGCCGTTCGGCGAGCGAGAAGACCGGCGGTTCGGCGCGATCTGGAGATCATCGGCGCAGACGCATTTGGCGGCAAACGCCCGCCACTCGGCGGCTGTTTCTGGCGGCTTCACTTCTTCCCCCTGTGCTTGGCGATCGGCGCACTGGATCCGCGTCTGTTGATCTCGGCCAGCGCCTCGGCCATGGCGTCGATCGCCTTGCTCTCTTCCGGCTTCCAGAGCCCGAGATGTTCGCCCAGCTTCGACAGGGCGGCCAATTTGTTAGACATCTTGACCTTGTTGGTCACGATGGTCTTCGATCTCCCGCCTTCCTTGCCCCTGATCGTCTCCTTGTCCGATGTCGCTTCGGTCAGGGCGGTCAGTTGATCCGGGGTGGCATTGGCGAGACTGACCTCGAATGAACCATCCTTGCTGATGTTCAGGAAGTCGCCCAGCGAGGCGAAGGCGGTGCGGGCGACTTCCTGGAGAACGCGATCGGCACTGATGTCGAGACGGTCGTTGCGGCGTTCGACCAGCTCGTCAATTCGGGCCTTGATCTTCGGATTCTTGAGGAGGTCGCAGGCGATCTGCCCTGCGGCCTTGGGAGAATACCCCGCCCTGATCGCGGCCTGAGTGCCATTGAAATCAATGACATACTGACGGGCGAAGTCGTCGTGCTTGAGGTTTTTCAGACGCGCCAATGGGGCCTCCTGCGGGCCGCGCCATTGTCGCGATGGATTATTCTCGCGTCAAGATGTGGTTTTTAAGGACAAAAATCCTTGCGTCAGATACCACATCTTGTGCGCGGATCAGTCGCGGCCCCGGATGCGGTCGATCAGGGACCAGAGGACGAGGACGAGGACGAGGGCGCCGCCGCCGATGACGAGGAAGGTGAGAAAACCGGGGTCGAGAAGGAAAAGGAAGGGGACATCGTTGGTGGCCATGTGGAAACTCCCGCCGCGGAGCGCGACGGGAGTGATGTTGGCTTTTGTTTGCGTAAGGTCAAGAGCGGGGGTCGTCGGCCGGAATGTCGCGCGCTCGCGTCACTCCAGTGCTTCGGCGACCAGGGCGCGCCAGATCGGCCAGTCCAGCGCCGTCTTGTTGCGAGTCAGCAGGGCGCGACCGCGCTCCGGATTGATGCCGATGCGGCGCCAGCAGTCGGCGCGGGTGGTCAGCCCATGACGGAATCCGATCACATCGAGCAGCAGTGACACATCGTCGGGATCGGCCGGCATGTCGGCGATGGATACCGCCATGAGCCGACGCGCCTCTGCGGCGCCTCTTTCGCTCGGCGGAACGGCGGTGGCGGCGCGCTGGATGTCAGCCCGCGCCCTCACGCCAGCAGCCCCGCCCGGACGAGAGCCGCGCCACGTTCGGAACACGATCGCGGCGTCAACTGCCTGGGCGGGGGTGAGGGTCATCTTCGCATCCTTCTCTGGTGTTAGGATATTCCGCCTTGTGCCATGTCGGCGATGGTCAGTCCAGCGCAGGGCCTTTCGACAAGGCGGGCTTGGTCGCGGCAATGTTGCGCGAGATGATCTTGGTGGGCGCGTCGCAATCGTCGCAGAAACCCTCATCGAATGCGACTCCGAGTGACCAGTCCTGCTCCACGGTGTCCCATTTTGCCCAAGCGTCGGCAGCGACGTTTTCGCTGCCGCAGTCACGGCAGACCATGGCTACGCGATGCGGCATGTCTCAGGCCTCCGACCGGGCAAGCGCCGAGATCAGCGCGCGGGTTTCGTAGACACCGCCGCAGATCAGGAACGGATGCGGTTCGATCAGCGCGGCCTCGTAGAACTCGACCTCCAGCGCGTCGGGGTGGTCTATGTCCATCCAGTCGGCGGCGCTGACGACACCCTGCACCCGGTTCGGGCAGGCGGTCGGGCGGCCGTCGATGACCGCGATGGTGGTGATGTTGTGAGGGGTGCAGACCCGAGCGGGTTTGTTCATGTCAGTCTCCTGTGACTTTCGGCCTGCGCTGCTGCGCCGCCTACCGCCCTTATGGTGAAATATTGTATCAGTGTCAACTTCATTTGCCTCCGTCTTCCCTCGCATTTTTTGGCAGAGGCGCCGCGATTCCGGCCGCGATAAGGATGCGCCGCGCGCCGGCAACCCGGCTCGCCGTGTTGCAGCCCCCCATCGGGGTCGATGCGATCATCAGCCATGCGACGGTTCCGAGTTGGTCCTCGACCCTCAAGTGCGGATGCCCCTTGGCGTTGCGCTTGACGACCCGCCATTCAAGGCCGGCATCATCGAGATAGCGCGTGACCGCCTGGAAGTCCGCGTTCTTGCGGAGGCGGCTCTCCAGGCGATACCGGCTCATTCGTCGCCCCCATTCCGTCGATGATGGCGCCTTGAGCGGAGATGCTTGCCGCATCTCGTGTTGCCAGTCCCGACTGACGTGCCGCAGACATCGCATATCCAGCGGCGGCGGTGGACGACCTCCTCCGGAGGCAGCCATGGCTCGCACGCCAGTGAAACGTAGACAGTCCGACCGCTGTCGTTCGGGGTGCTTCTGTCTGTAGCGTCGTAGATGCGTCGCGGGATCATGCCGTCGCTCCCTCTGTCTCGAATTTCCCGGTTTCGTTGCCGAATGAGTCCCATCCCGGCCTGCCCTGGCGGCTGAACATGTCCAGCATCCACGATCCTTCCGGAGCGAGGCGCTCGGCGTTTGAATAGGCCTCCTCCGGCTTGCGAGAGTGTTCGCGCCGCGGAGCCATGATGACGCTCGGGATGCCCTTGTCCTCGACCTTCGGGCTGCCGATGCGCCCGATCAGATAGGGTTCTCCGCAGTCCCGCAGGACGTGCCCGAGGCCCATGCGCGGCCGCGCCGGATTTGCCTTCTGCGTCTTGGTCCAGTGCCCGGAGGTGACGTAGGTAAACCCCCAGGCGTCGAGGACGCCAAGCGCCAGCCGCAGGTTTGCCCCCGTCGCCCAGAGCCACAGCCAGGCATCCGGCGCCGCGATCCGCTCGACTGGCAGCGCGCGGATGTCCTCCAGGCTCATCGTGCCGTAATGCGTTTCAGCAGCGCGAGCGGAAGGATCACCCCAATTCTGGAACGACCATGGCGGATCCGCCATGATGAGCCCGAAGCGGTAAAGAGGAATGTCCTCGAAGCGGTTGTAGGCGGTCATGTGGTCCACCCCCAATCGAACAGGTTGCCAAGGTCACGGTTCATCAGTGGCCTCGGCGGTTGCCAAATCAACGCGCCCGAGGCCGTGGGCAGTTGCGAGAGTGCGCCACGCATATCCCGCTGCCAGCGGGTGAACGCCGTTTCCGAGCAGGCGCAGAGTTCGTGGCCGGGCGGCCATGCCATCAGCCATGAGACGAAGGCGGGATTGAGCCTCCGGTTCCGCCAGGCGCCCCTGCGCAACCAGCGCCGCAAAATGATCTGCGGCAGTCTTGATGCCGCCGAACGAAACAGCCGGCGCGAGATCGGGCGCGTGGTCGATGACGGCAGCCCATGCGTCCGTGTCACCTGGTCCGGGTGGTGCCAGGCATGGGCGACTGCGTTCGGCAGTTGGTCCAGATGCAGCCGCCCGGTCCCGTTCAGAAGATGCGCATGGCTGTTCTCGCCCTTGTGGTCGCGCGCCGCTGGCGTCGGCCACTGCGCCGCCTGTGCTGGAAGCGGCGTCCCGCCCGCCCCGAATGCCTGGTTCGGTCCGCCCTTCTCCGCGTCCGAGGCTCTCGGTGTGCCCCATGCCTTCGCTGCCGTCGACAGACCGTCGCCGCTGGTCGCGCTCGCGCCTTTGCGGTTGTGGAGACCGGCTTCCGTCGTCGCGGTAGGCCACGCAGAACCAGCGGAGCCTTTCATGCGTTGCGCCAGTTTCTTGCGCCGAGAATAGGCCAGCCGCAGGCGTCCAGCCCATTTGCCATAGGTCTCGCAGCACGGCTTCTGCGCCGAGGCTGACGTGTCCCGCGACGTTTTCGAGAAAGACCCATCGGGGCTGCACTTCGCGGATGATCCGGGCGACGTGCGGCCAAAGGTGGCGGGGATCGTCGGCCCCTTTGCGCTGTCCCGCTTGGGAAAACGGCTGACATGGGTATCCGGCGAGGACGGTGTCAACTGTGCCGCGCCAAGGGGTGCCGTCGAACAGCTTGAGGTCATCCCAGATCGGGGCGGGGTGCAGATATCCGGCGCGCTGTCCTGCGATGAGGGTTCGCCTGGGGTATGGCTCGATCTCGACGTAGCAGGCGGTGGCAAAGCCCGGCTCGGCAAGGCCAAGACCCATGTCAAGTCCACCGCCGCCTGCACAGAGGCTGATGCCGATCCGGGGAGGTAGCACCACATCACCACCAGCCTGCCAGATGACCGCCGCCGTAGACCGCCAGCGCCCAGACGACGATGCAGCCGACGACAATCGCGGCGAGGGTCATTCCGGCGGCGAACCGGGACCGGCCTTCGTCGGACCATTCGGGGTGGTCCGCCGCGATGTGCTGCGCGAGGTGGCGGTGCCAGTCGTCCTGCGTCGGCGGCGCGCTGATCTTGCGGAGGGCGCGTTCGGTGGCGGTCATTTTCAGCACTCCCCCTGCTGGCACGGCCATGCGGCGCGGCGGATGGCGTCGGTCATTTGCACGGCGAACCATGCAGTGAACAGGATCACGACCGCGTAGCCGATCCACCCGGCGATCCGGTCGAGGGCGAGCCAGGTCATCGCGCGACATCCGCCTGCTGCAGTAGTAGTTCGGCAATCTGATCAGGCCAAACCCACCAAATAGGATAAGCATCGTCGTCTTCCGCCAGCTGGAAGTCTCTCCCGCATCTGCATCTTCTTCCTTTTTGGTCAAAACAAAGCGCAGTAAAGTGATTTCCGCGCCATCCAGTTTTGGGTCCGCAATGCTCTGTATTGTGATATTCTGGGTGCGCCGTGAGCACACGGCTAGCGCAGTCTATCCATTCGCGCTTATTGGCAAATGATTGCCCTGCGACAGGAACGAAACTCATTTTGATCTCTCCAACTGCTGCGCCGCAAGCGCCAGGATGAAACGATAAGCAAGGCCCCTCGGCCCGCGACGCCCAAGGACGCGCGGATGCGGGCGCTGCGGCGGTTGTAGGTGGTCCAGAGATCGTGGGTCATGCGAAAGGCTCCTCTGTTTCAGGGGCTGCGGCCGGGGCCGGGGCGCAAACCGGGTCGGGGAAGATCGGCGCCGGATCAATCGGACCGATCTCGTCGGACTGGCCGAGGACGGCGAAGCGTTCGCCGGGGTGGGCGATGGCAAGGGCGCGGGCCTGGGTGATGGCCTCGGCGTGGCTGCGATGCTCGAACGCCCACATCGGCATCTGGTAGCGGCCGGTGATCTTGCCGATGCGCAGCACGATCCAGCCGCCACCGATCACCTCACCTTCCCGGGACTTGCGGGCATCGGTGAGCCAGCCGCCGCGCGCGCGGGCCATCACGCGGCCTCGCCGGTGTCGCCGAGCAGTTCGGACATGGCGCGGATGCGCCAGGCGCGGACGGCTTCCGGCGCCGTCATGCCGGTGGCGTGGATGCCGAACGGGTTGAGTTCGTAGAGATGGGTACCGGGCCGGCCGCAGGAGGTCGGCGCGGGGTCCATCCAGCAGCCGTTGCCGCGCGCGCATTCGGCGCGCAGGTGCGCCTCAAGCACGTCGAGCCGGTCCGAGACATGGTCGAGCAGGAACAGCAGCCGGTCGCGGGTGGCGGGAGAGAGCGAAGAGCGCAGGTCGTCGGGGTCACCGGTCATCGCGGCCTCCTGTGGCGGGCGTGGAAGAAAGGCCCGAGGGGTGGCAGCCCCTCGGGAGGCGGGGCGGGGAGAGACGGGCTCGACCCCCGCCCGAGGCAAAGAAACCCCCGCCGCCGGGGAGGACGGACAGGCGGGGGATGCCGCCGGAATGGCGGGCATGGGACTCGGTGCGGATCATGCGGCATCTCCAAAGAGGCCCGGCGCGGTGTCGGCTTCGCCGGGGCGGATGATCTCGACGGCTTCGAGGATGATGAACGGCGCGTCGTTGGTCTGGGCCAGCATGGCGGCGTCGCGGCGGGCGTCGGCGAGGCTGGAATAGCGGGCGCGCGGCTCGGTCCGGGCGCCCGGCCCCATGGGCTTGCGGCAGACCATCCAGAAGCGGGCGACGGAGGCGAGGGTGCTCATGCTACACCGCCAGCCGGGTGGCGCGGAGCGGGCTGCCTTCGGCGCGCATCGCC